ACGACCCCAAGGCAGCAGTTCTGATGGCATTACGGAGCTGTGGCTCCTTCTCATCCACCAGGTGATAGGACGACACCAGGCACCATTCGGTGATGCCGTCCTCTGTCAGGGAGACGCGCAGCATCTCCCCGTCATCGATCGACTCAATGTCGAGAGGCATCACACAGTCACCGCAACGACAAAGACCCCGTCTTGAGGTGAATCAGAAGCAGTGTCACTGGAAAGGCTGCAAAGCAGTCCTGAATCACCAGCTTCGATGCCTTCAAGCGTCACGGTTTTTGTTTCAGCGCCTGACTTGACGACAGCTGAAGTACCAGTCCTGATGGACCACTTGAACCGCACATTCTTGTCATCACCGTCAAAGTCAGCAGTGAGGGTGGTTTCAGCGCCAGCAGAGAAGCGGACGTTAGTTCCAGTCAGGTCATCACCAGTAACGGTGAGCGTGCCAATGGTGGTGTCAGGTGCTGGAGGAGTGCTGCCCGTATTCGGCATCCCATCGACATACGGCCAAACACCCGTCGCGGCGAAATAAGCATCCTGCGCTGCTTGAACGACAGAAGCTGGTCTGGTGCTTTCACCCTCTAGACCCAGCTCAATCCGTGTCCCATTCGTCAAAAAGATCGATGGGTCGTTCTCATGCAGCGTGACAGTCATTACAGGGCCGTAGATATTGCCCCAATCCTGCCAAAACGAAAGCCCCCTGCCTAGGACAGAGAGCTTTCATGTCTCCCGCTCGGCTCACCTGACCCACGACCAAGCAGGAGGCGGCGTTACCGGAGACGACATCAACCTACTTCACCATCCCTTTCTTTGCCCTCTCATCTGCCTCTGCTCTACGGGCCAAATAATCAGCAAACTTCTCTGGCGTCGTCTTGAACGCTGCCACCATTCCGTGTCTCGCTACCTCGCTCTGATGCCAAGCACGCACTTCCTCTGGCGTGAACTTCCGAGCCCTCGCCAACATCTCGTCAATCCTGTCGCTATGCCGTGCCATTCCTCAACTCCTGCATCCGGCGTTCGTATTCGTCGCCCAGTTTTAGCCACTTCCCAGGCCACACCTTCCCGTCCAACTTCAACCCCAACGCCCTAGCTCTCGACTCAACACCAGCGACACTGAACCCCCAACGCTTTGCAACCTGCTCATACGACAGGTCCACGTCGTAGTGCCCGTAGTCAGTCATTCAGAGACAAGCCTCCAGTACGTCGTTCATAGCCTCTTCTTCAGCGTCCCTATCCGCTTCCTCATCAGCAGCCGCCGCTGCCTTCTCATCCCAACGAAGCGACGGCAGGCCCATCACATCGATCGAATAACGCACTGCCTCCAGCTCATCTGGATGCGTCACCCGCCACTTCCTCTTCATTGATCCGTTCGCAGGAACACGACCCGCGTACTGAATAAACCCTGCATCAAGCAACTGCTTCAGAGCTTCCACCACCTTGTCCCTCCCGATATGGCATTCACTGGCTATCCCCTTCACACTCCACTCCGTACACCCACCACTTGCCAGGTTCCGGTTATACGGATGGCGCTTATGCAGACGTACATCCATCACTGCTGATTCCCACAACAGCCCATAAACCAATCCACACTGACGACCTAAGCCCAACGCTTCCCGAAACGGAATCTGCGCTCTATCCAACAAAACAGCCACAAGGGTGCCCTGTACAGGTCACGAGTATATATACAGGGCCGGAGAGCATCATGAACTCATTGATGGACTCACACCTCTGAGCATCACCCGAGCACAGGCGGACTCTATCCATCCCCTCTCCTGATGTAGAGCCGCTCCCCCCTCCATTGCCTTATCTCGATAAAGCTCCCTTATTGAGAATGCCCGATTTGCATCTCGCGTTGAGATAGGCATATCGAGAGGGATCGGGGCTCAAGACCCCCCTGTGGGGCCCGGTCGCCCCTGCAGAAATGCGGCCTTCGGCCGGCCTGCTTGCAGAACTTGCGGGTAGGGGGGAGGGGGGATAGCCCGCCCTGACTGGGCTCGTCGTTAGATGGTCACTCTGCACTCGACGCAGCGGCTTGATGTCGTCCGGTACTGGTGCGGGTGCTGGCCGCGGGTCTGGATGCGGGGAGAGGCGTGGCCGCCTCCTATATCCCGACCTTGTGCCCGGTCGTGTCCCGACCTGTGCCCGACCTGTTGCCGGTGTGCCGGTTGGAGAAGTGCCCCAATATTTCCAGGATTATCTACACATCCGTAGAGCAGCTGGTAGGATTTGGGGAGATTCGGCAATAGCTGGATCTAACCCACGACCAAAGCACCTTTCCAATGTCCTATCGGATTACATACAGGGACGACCGAGGCCACGGCTGGTCTCGTCTTGTTCCTATTGCTGAGCCTTTGTCTGCTGAGCTGCTTGAACTGGAGGCCCTGAACTGCGTCGTCATCTCAATAGAGGTGGAAGCATGACTCAGGTCCTTTGTCATTCAGAAGAGCAGGCGATGTCGCAGCTGGAGACGATCCAGCTGTGGCATGAGGTGAGCGACTGGGCGAGCCGTGAAGGCGAGCCCAAGGAGCTACCCATCAGCCACCGCAAGTGGCTGCTGGATGAGATGGACTGGGCTTATGACCCAGACCATGCAGCTGTCGTCGATGCCATTAGGGATCGGGTGACAGAGGATCCGCTGTCGGTTCAAGTCAGGAGTGACTGGCACGACCTGGGGGACACCCCAGAGGCTGCTGAGTTCAACATCCTGCTTTGTACTGGTGGCCCTGCTGTACGGATCCTGGGGACACTCCACCTGGAGAGCCCTGACCACTGTCGTCTGCAGCATCAGGACTGGGGGACACCCTGGGCTGATGTCGTCGGACTGACTGACAGTCAGAGGGATGCCCTGAATTGGTACTGCGAGCAGTTCTATTGGGGCGACTGCTGATTCATTGCCTGACCCACAGCGTGATGCCGGGCCCTCGAAGGGCCTGGTCAGGCCTGCCCTACGGGGCAACAACCCACGACCACAACCAAATGAAAATTGCCATTGCGGGGCTGGCCACGTTTGTGGCCCTGCCCCTGCTGATCATCCTGGGAGTTCATGTGACCGTCGGTTACTTGGGCTTCCCCTTCTTCTTCTGCTGGGCTGTGCCCTTCTGCTACTGCGTGTTCAGGAGCTTCTGATGATGAATAGAGCCGTATTAATTACCGCTGGCATCCTGCTGGCGGTCGCAGCTGGTCATCACCACTATCAGCAGCAGGAAGAGGCCAAAGCCAAGGCAGCCCGCAGGGCTCGCTATCAGGCAGCGGTCAAGGAATGCGTCCAACGCCGTGGAGGCTTACAGGTTTGGACTGGCTACCAGGAAGGCGATCGCCCTGGCAATCCCACTGGCTGGAACAGCACTACCTGGGAATGCGCTGGCGAAGTGATCAAGCGGGGTTACTGATGGCTAGCAAACGAACCAAGCTGGAACGCGATCTGGCGATCTTCGCCAGCCTCGACACACTGACCAGTACCCACATGCCTCTGCATTTCGTGCGGTTCTTCCTTGTCGTAATGCGACATGGAGATTGCACAGCGCAGACGCTTATGGAGGAGCTGAACATCAGTAACAGCGCAGTGAGTCGGACACGACGGGCCCTGGACTTCACCAACAGGAAGGGGCACGCAGGATTTGACCTGCTGGTGGCTTACAGGGACCCTCAGGAACGCCGTCGCTATCGCTTCAAGCTCAGCCCCAAGGGCGAGCAGATCAAGCGACAGTTGGAGTTATGACCAGCAAGGACTTCCCAGCGGTCACGTCGTTGATCCAGGCATTCCGCAACACTCAGGGGCCCAGCAACCTGCTGGCCCTTGAGTGCTTTCTGCTGTGTGCTCAGAAGCCGCGCACCATTGCGGAGCTGGTGGAACTGACCGGCTGCGCAAATGGCCCGGTGAACAGGGCAGTGCGAACCCTGACACCTTGGTGGGACAGCAAGGCAGAGAAGGTCGTTAGGCCTGAACAGCACCTGCTGCAGAGGCGACGGATCATCACCGGTCGCGGCCATCGCTACCACCTGACCAGTAAAGGCAGGGCCCTGCTCACCCAGTGAGAATTATTCCGTATAGTCTGCGGAGGCGGAGACCAATAGGCACTTTCTTTCCGCGCACCAACAAAACCACACAAGCTAGGACCTTGTTGATCGTCACACTTCCCATCCACCTGCCAGGCCAGCACTGGCATTTTTATGCAGAAGATGAATCAGCACCAAACAGCACCATTCAAACCCTGGGTATCGGCCTATGCTCCGAGACCAATGCACACGCGAAGAACTTAGACGTATGGATTTGGGTCGACTGGCCACTGCTCTGGAGATCTTTGGGTCTCTGGCCCCGGGCCATTTGCCGACTCATCACGTCCAAATGGTCTTATTCGTTTCAACCGGGGGACTCGCCGGTGTCACCTACTCGCAGATCGAAACACGTTTCGGTCTCTCGAACGCGTCGGCCTCGCGCTCGGTGAACGCTCTAAGTGAGGGGGCACGTCATCGCAAAAGCGCCCTTGGCCTGGTCGAAGTCTTCCGTGACGTTGACGAGGGCAGGCGCTACAGGGTCAGGCTCACCGCAAAAGGACGAGCACTGATCAGATCAATCGAACAGCTCTAAACCCACGACCACCAAATGGCAGATCGAGTAACCCTGCGCAAGCAGGGATGGACCGCTGACTACATCTCACCGCTCACAGGCAAGCGACGGCAGGTTGTCGTCGAGTCTGAGGACGCTGGCTGGGCCCTGATCCAACAGGAAGGGCAGGCCGCGGCTACTGCAGAGGACAAAGCACAGCGCACTGGCATCAGACAGGCTCCCGCCGCCCCGATGGGCGGCTTTTCGCTGCAACAGGCCTGGGAGCTGTCCTGGGAACGCCGGTTTAAGGGCCAGGCATCGGCCCGCAGCGTTCAGACCAACTACGCGCGAATTGCCAAGTTCTTTGGCATCAGGACGCAGCTCGCTGCCATCTCCAACATCTGGTTCAACGAATGGCGGCAGTCAATGCTGGCTGAAGGGCTGAAGAACTCCGGCATAAACCGCATCACCTCCACCCTGCAATCAATGCGAGCTGATGCGCTGCTGTTTGGCCGGGTGACAGAACTGCCGCAGCTTCCCAAGACATTGCGCGAGACACGCATCCCGCCCCGGTTTCTGAGTCAGGAAGAGGTGAACCTGCTGGTGTCGTTTTTTCGTGCGAACAACGACCAGCAAATGGAGGACATGTTCCTGTTCCGGGTCAGCGAAGGATGCCGCTTTGAGGAGACGCAACGACTGACACCCAGAGATTTTGATTTCCCTGCTGATCAGGTCACGTTTTGGAAGACCAAGAACGGCAGCCCCAGGACCGTGCCGTTGGTCGGTGTCGCCCGAGAGATAGGGAAGCGCCGCTGCGAAGGGAAGGGGGCTGACGAGCCGATCTTCACCTACTCGTACGTCCAGTGGAACAGAAGATTCACAGAGGCGAAGAGGACGCTGCGGCTGCCCGGCAGGGTGGTGGGCCACACGACACGCCACACGATGGCCGCCAGGGCTGTCTCAGCGAACGTGTCGACCCAGCTGCTGAAGCACTGGGGTGGATGGAAGAGCACTGCCGCTTTGGAGCACTACGCACACCTGGATACGCAGGGCCTGAAGCACATGCAGAAAGCGCTGGAATCGTTTGAATAGTTCGTTCCTATCTAACGACAGGTCGTCACTTGCAAGACCCATGCAAGTCCTTGCAAGGATCGCCCAGATCCCAGTCAGTGACTGGCTGTCGTCGGTCTATAAATCTAAACACACCTATATACGGGGCCGCAGAACACAGTCGCAGCCTTTAATAAGGGCGATGCAAGTGGCATCCTGCGGGTGCGTAATACTCCCGGCCTGCTTGCAGGCTGCTTGCAAGTGACAGACAGCCTGAGAACGCTCGAACAGGAGCAACTTGCAAGACAAAAGGAAGGGGCAAGGCGAGCGAAAGAGGCCCGGGAAAGCCAGCAACGCAGGCTCCGGGAGATGGGCAAGGAAAGCTCCCTCGACTACGGCCAGAAGCTGTTCTCAATTTGCGTCGACTCCGTCGCAGATCACATCGGTGCCACGTTTGAGGCGTTCGTACTGGAGCCGACCAAGGCCAGGGCACACGCCAGTGCGTTGCCGTTCTTCAATGACTTCAGCGGTGTCCACCACATCGCAGCGGTGGCTCTGACTGCAGCGATCGATCAGCTCAGCAGGAGGCAGCGGCTGCCCACCTTCCTGCAACACCTTGGCTATGCCATCGAGCGTGAGTGCCGGCTGATCAAGCTGGGCAAGCGCAGCCCCCTGGAGATGCGCCGGCTGATGCGCACCGGGATGACCCGCCGGCAGATCAGCAGCAGGGACGTGATGGCAAAACTGCAGTGCCCTGTCGTCGAGTGGAACGACCAGACCCGCCTGCAGGTGGGTTCATTCCTGTCGGAAGCAATCTTTGCCACGGAGCTGCTGACCGTCATCCAGGTCCGGCAGGGGCTGCGCACCCCTCGGCTGGTCGTGCCCACCAAGCAGGCCGAACACTTCATCAAGAACACCAAGCCCCGGAGCTACAGCCAGGGCCATCTCTCAATGCTGGTCGAACCCCGCAGGTGGGAAGGGCTCTATGGCGGTGGCGTGCTCGACAACCAGAAACCGCTGATTAAACCCGTTCTTCATGACGCAGGAGAAGAATCGGCCCTCGATCACTTCAAGAAGGCAAACCTCACCCTGCTCATTGAGGGGGTCAACTGGCTCCAGTGCCAGCGGCTCCGGTGCTCGTCTGAGATTGTCAGCGTCCAACGGGTGACGTGGGAAGGGGGCTTTGAGGGGCTGTGGCCCTGCAGCAGGAACCCGCCCGAGATCCCTGACCGGCTGAACGGTGACCCAACGCCCGATGAGGTAAAAGCTCGCAACCGAATAGCCGCAGCTGCATACCGCGACCAAGAGGCCAATCGACACCGGAGAGTGAAGGTTGAACGCTCCCTTCAGCTGGCGGAAGACGTGGCCGGGCGTGATGTCTGGCAAGCCTGGTACACGGATCACCGTGGGCGTCTGTACGCCAATGCTGCCCAGTCCACGCAAGGTCCTGACTACGAGAAGGCGCAGCTGTCGTTTGCTGAGCAGCTCCCGGTCAACGATGAAGCATTCGAGTGGCAGCTGAAGGCAGCAGCAGGCCACTGGGGCATGAGCCGCTGCACCTGGGAACAGCGCCTGCAATGGGGCAAGAAGCACATCGATCAGATGGTCGCCGCGGCCGAGGACCCGCTTGGAAAGATGGAGCTGTGGCGTGGGGCCAAGGATCCTTGGCAGTTCCTACAGGCCTGCTACGGCATCAGGGAGGTGCGAGCTACGGGCAAGACCGGCGTGCCAGTCAGGTTTGATCAGACGACATCAGGCTGCGGGATCCTCTCGGCCCTGACCCGCCATGCGGAGGTGGGTGCCTTGTGCAACCTGTTTGGTTCGGAGTCGCGGGACCTCTACTCAGTCATTGCAGAGGCCGCAACGCGACAACTCACCGAAGACCTGCAGTCGGGGGATCTAGGCAGGCGTGGCATGGCAGAGCTGTGGCTTAAGCGTGGCGTCGATCGCGGGCTGGTCAAGGGACCTGTGCTGCGTGCTCCATACGGCGGCAGCTACATGAGCCTGTGCGATGGGCTGGTCGATGCCCTTGAAGCGCATATCGGTTACGTGCCCTTGGAGAAATACACGTTGGAGATCTCCATCCCCTCCAAATACATGGCTTCGATCCTGTGGAAGGAGATGAAAGCCGTGATTGCTCCAGTGCTGGAGGTGAAGGCATGGCTCCGGGACAGCTGCCGCAAGGTGCTGGGTAAGGGCATGGCCATGGAGTGGACATCGCCATCGGGCTGGCCCATGCGTGTCGCTGATCGGGAGCCGACGACGCGCAAGATCTTCACCAATTTGTATGGCAAACGGGTGGGCATGAACATCGCTGATCAGCCCATGGATTCACCGCTCAGTGCGACACAAGCGAACAAGGCATTAGCCGCAAATGCAGTTCATAGCGTCGATGCTGCTTTCGCCCAGATCATCGCTTACAGGGCCGTAGTACAAGAGCTGCCACTGCTGGCTAACCACGACTGCTTTGCCTGCCACCCGGCCAACGCTGCGCGGCTGCACTTGATGCTGCATGAGGAGTTCGGTGCCATGCACCGCGTGCCGCTGTTAGTCCAGATGCAGGAAGAGATCCAGGACAGGACAGGCGTCAAACTCAAGGCCCCGCCCCAGTTCCTCACGCTTGATCCCAAGAGACTCGGGGAAAACCCATATCTGTTCTCGTAAAGGGGGTTGCTTTTGATCTTCAGACCCGTATTGTTCTGGGGTCCACAACCAATACGCCAAGTGGCAAAAGATCTGATGCGCACTCCCGTTGTGGAGGTGCAGTGGTGCAAGCTTTTGGGTGATGCCCGCCCCAACAAATTCGAGCCCTCCAAACCTCCCACCTGGGAGATCGAGATCCTGCTGGATAACGACAATCCCGAGCACATGGCATGGTGCGAGGAGATTGAAGGCAAGTTCGAGGAACTCCTGCCGAACGAGCGCAAGTCCGCCAACTGGCTGCCGATCAAGCCCGACAAGGAGCAGCCTCGGAAGCGTCAGTCCTGCCGGATGAAGCTCAAGCAGTTCACCTTCAAGGACGGCAACACCAGCGAAGGTCCGACTGTCTTCGACAAGGACGGCAACCTCTGGGATCACAACCAGCTGATCGGCAACGGCAGCAAGATGCGAATCGGCTTCGAGATCTACGCCTGGAAAGGACCCAGCGGTGCAGGCATGTCACTGCAACCCCGTGCCGCCCAGGTCGTCGAATGGCTTGCTGCTCCAGAGGGAGTCGGCCAACGCACTACTGCCTCTGACTTTGGATTCAGCTCCACCAAGGCTGCCGATGCAGCGGTGAAAGCTGCTGCCGAAACCAAGGAAGAGCCCACGCCTGTGACCGTCACCAAGGAAGAGGCAACTGATGGCATCCCCTTCTGATGGACCACGTTTCGTACGTCAGGCCGACGCGGATGCAGCCCGGATCATCGAACTCCTGGTTGAAATCAGCGCGAAGCTCGGCCCCAATCCCCAAGAACCGACTGCTCCGGAGCCTGTCGCAATTCAGCAACCTGCTCCGCGACGTGGTCGTCGGAAGAAGTCTGATGAACAGCCGTGATCTCTGCCTGAGGATCCGGCCCATCAGCAAGGCCAGGCCCAGGTCATTCCAAGGCCAAGCCAGGCCATACATGCCAATCGTCTACAAGAACTGGCTCAAAGACGCCAAAACCTTGTTGGAGGAGTGGTGGATCTGGCCACCGCTAGAGCACGTCAACCTCATGGAAGTCGAGTTCCACGGCGCAGCCCGTGGCGATCTCGATAACCGACTTGGGTCAGTGCTCGACGCCATGGTTCAGGCAAAGGTCATCACTGACGACAACGTCAACGTGATTCCCAATGTCCGCATGTCATTCGTCAAAGCGAAGACAGCAGACGCCCGCATCAACATCAAGCTCACCTGGGAAGCCCAATGATCAACTGCCCTGTCTGCGGGCACTCTGAGTCGTTGGTCAAGCAGAGCTACGAACGCGAAGGTTTTTACCAACGTCGTCGTGTCTGCAGCAACTGCGGCGCAGGGTTCATCACCCGCGAATACAGCACTGAAGCCATCAAGGAACTGCTGTCCCGAACGCAGGAAAAAGCTCTTGATGTCGCCACCAAGTTGTTTGGGGGGCGATGAGTGAATCCAACTTTCTCCGCCATGCTCCTTGTCCCTCTGCTGGCTGCAATAGCAGCGATGGTCTCGCGGTCTATGACGACCACGAACACTGCTTTGTCTGCGGGTACGACAAGCAGTACAAAACGAAAGAAGCTCCCCCCGAGAAGCCTCTTCCGGCAATGAGGGAGATCGTCTTTGACATGACCGAGCCACATCGTGGCTTGGAAAAGCGGACGCTGGATTCCTACGGCGTTGGTTTCAAAGACGGCCACATCGTCTTCCAGTACCGGGACAGAACAGGCACCTTTTGTGCCCAGAAGATCCGGGCCCTGGAGGCAGGTGCCGATGGCAAACGCATGACTGCATGGCGGGGTTCCGCCAAGGAAGTCAGCGGCTTTGGGATGCACCTGGCCAATCCGGCAAAGCACAAGCAGATCTGCATCTGCGAAGGCGAGCTGGATGCACCATCCATCTATCAAGCGTTCAGCGGGAAAGTTGCAGCGGTTTCGGTTCCGAACGGAGCCCAGAACGCCGCGGCCTTCATCAAAAAGACGCTTGATGAGTTCCTCAAGTTCGAGTCAATCGTCGTTTGCACGGACAACGACGACGCAGGCAATGCTGCGGCCACACAGATCATGGATCTGTTTGACCCAGGCAAGGTCAAGCGTGCGGTGTTCCCGTGCAAGGACGCCAACGACACGCTGCAGGAGATGGGCAGCCATGTCCTGAAGGAGACGGTGGATGCAGCCCGTGAGATTCGACCGGATGGCATCAAGCCAGCCAGCGAATACAGCGGCATTGCATTGGCGCCACCAGATCGCAGAGCCACTGACTGTGCCTTCGCTTTCTGGAACAGCAAGGCTCCTTTCTATGACAACCAGCTGATCGTTCTTGTCGCCGGCTCCGGCATCGGCAAGACCACGTTCGCCAGGGCCCTGGCCCTGCATGACATGGAGCGTGGAATCAAGGTTGGCTGGCTTGGCTTGGAGGAGACAGCTGAGGAGGCCGTGTTCCGCTTTGTCGGCATGGCTGCTGGCATCCAGCTCCATGCAAGGCAGACCTACGAGGGTCTCGACGTTGAGCAGATGAAGGCGATTGAGCAGGCAGACAAGTTCGTCTGCGGCTCAGGTGCGCTGGAGCTGTTCGACCACTTCGGCTCCCTCGACGAGGAGGTGATCCTGCAGCGAATGAACTACATGGTTCGCTCGCTCGGGTGTCAGCACCTCTACCTCGATCACCTCACGATCATCGGCTCTGGCCTGGGGCACGACACCAGAACAATCGACAGCCTGATCACCAAGATCCGGTCGTTTATTGCTGCCACCAAATGCACGGTGTTTGCCATCTCTCATTTGTCCCGACAGCAAGGGATGAACTTTGAGAACGGCGATGTTCCAGAGCTGTCTGCTATTCGCGGCAGCCACGGAATTGTGCAACTGGCGGACACCATCTGGGGCTTGGGTCGCAAGCGCGGCACCAACTTGACGCAATCCCATTGCTTGAAGAATCGAATGCTTGGCCGCACTGGCTACGCAGGGTCCTTCGAGTTCGACGAAACCACCCAATCCCTCAATCACAAATGGGTCGACCCGGTTTTCCAGTAGCTAACTGGACAGACCTTGAAATCGGTGAAGTCGTCATGTTTTTCACCGGGGCTGGCTGGAACAAAGCCACCGTTCAATCACGCAGCGAACGCTCCTTACAAATCCTTTTCACTCATGGCTCCAAGGAAAAAAGAATCACAGTCACGGACACCCGAAACGTGCGCCGAAAAGATCCAAAGGTTGGAAACGAACTTCAGCAGCAAAGGATTGCTGATGCTCAACAGAGCCTCTTTGGTTCATGAGTTGGAGGTGGCCTATGCCAACTACCAGCGGTCGTTTCACAACGACGACAAGAAGCAAGCACTGAGATGGGATGGCCACATCCGCGCCCTGCATCTGGTGCTGGACATGGAGATCAACGATGGATGATTTCCCCAAGTGGATGCCCTGCACCTGCGGGCACGTCATGCACTACCAGCGGACACGGGAGTGCAAAACCATTGATGCCTCTCACGAGTTCAAATGCACCGGCAAGCACGGCTGCGGCAAACGTGGGAACTACCGATACATCAATGGTGAGTTCGTTCGAGCTGTCGCCGGCACTCAGCCCAAGCTCTCTCCAGAGCAGGCCCGTGAAGTGATGCTTTCACCGCTATCTGCATCACGCCTTGCTGCTGAGCTGGACGTTCACCCCAGCACGATCAAGGACATTCGGATCGGTCGTACTTACGCCAAGTACACCGCCGACCTGCGAGGCGTGGAGGTGAAACGAGAGCAGGAATACTGCACCAACTGCATTCACTACGACAAAGGTGCTTGCAGCCTTGGGTTCCCTGAATCACGCAGCCCCAGCTACGCCTCAAATTGTTCCGTCTACGCCAAGACCGAAGGGCGTTTGGCGCTTGACTCCACGCTTGCCGCCGCATGACACAGCCCACCCTCTACCTCGACATCGAGGCTGATGCTTTTGGCATCACCAGACGACACGAGTACGTCTTCCAGATCAGTGATTACAAGTTCACCTACGAAAGCAGGATGGACCTGACGATTATTGACCTGGAGCAACTGCTCGAACGGCTGCAGAAGGCTGCCCCTCAGCACCGCATGGTGATTTGCCTGGGGCATAAGACCAACTTCCGCTATGCAGTCTTCCCCCTCTACAAATCCAACCGCAGGGGGATACGCAAGGCTGCTTGCTACAACGCATTGCGGCAGTACCTGTCTCGCAATTACGAGACTGTCGTCCTCCCTGGCACGGAAGCAGACGACGCGCTGGGCATCATGTATCGCCCTGATGATGGCGATCTGCTTTACAGCCCGGACAAAGATCTCCGCACCATTGCTGGCATTCACATGTCATCCAACGGTGAGCTGGAGGAGGTTGATCACCTCGAAGCCAACCGTGCTTTTTACAAGCAGGCTCTGACTGGCGACAGTACCGACGGCTATGGCGGATGTCCCGGCATTGGAGCTAATGCCAAGTGCTTTCAATCTGACGAATGGTTGTCGTGCAGGACAGAGGAGGAGTTCTGGATCTTTGTGCAGAAGCGTTATGCCATTGCGCACAAAACCCTCAAAGAGAAATACGACGTGACCGATCCGTTGAAGTTCTCACTAACCATGGCTCGCTGTGCTCGCATCCTTCGGTCTGGTGAATACGACTTCACCAAGGAACAACCAATCCTTTGGAAGGGGCCCGCTACAACGGAGTTATCTACGGCTCCGTAATGATTGAACCCATTCAGCTGACTGACGCTGCCACCTATTACAAGAAGGAGCCACAGCAAACGTCAGCATGGGAATGGCTGCAGCAGCAGCAAACACCGGAGGTGATGGCTGAGTTCGCCAAGAAATACCGCGACAAGGCTGTCACCATCAAGCCGCAAACCCCTAACGCTGGCTACATCACGCCAGATCTGATGTCGGCCATCACTGGCCACCCTGCAGATTCGTTTGATGCCAGCTTCTGCAACGACTTCAACGACATGCTGGAGTCCACTGGCTTCGACCAGCACCTGGACGCCATGCAGATGCTGATGGCCAACCTCTGCCATGAATCAGCAGGGTTCGTCTACATGAAGGAGATCGATGCGGGCCACTACCTGGAAGGCAGAACCGACATCGGCAACACGCTTCCTGGCGACGGGCCACGCTTCCGCGGTTGCGGTCCACTGCAGGTCACAGGCCGGGCCAACTTCCAGGCCAGTGCTGACTGGCTCCGTGATCACCGGGGCATCGACGACGGCAAGATCATGGACCTTGGCACCGAGTACGCCGCCGAGCACTACCCCTTCACCATTGCCATTCCATGGCTGCTGAATAACGACCTGCTCACCGTTTGCCTGCACCAGGGATTCGACGCTTGCTGCGTCAAGATCAACGGCGGCTGGAACGGTTACGACGATCGCTGCAAGTGGTACGCCAAGTGCCAGAAGGTGATGGCGTAGATACCGTTGGGTGTCATCACCCGGGAGCCCCCGCCGTGGTTGGAATCGCTCGTCTCCATGCCTATCAGAAAGGCGTCTTCCATTTGGTCGACGTCCCCGTAAAGGAAGCCAAGCGAAAGCAGCGGGAGCTATCGCGGCAGGGTTACGTCGTCACCCACACAGAAGTTGTGTAGGCTCCGGTCCAGGCGGCGAAGCGTAGTTAAGACAAGTGCTACGGGGCTGCCGCCCACCATTTCCTCGACCACTGGCCATCGCTTGAGCTGCAAAGCCCAGGTGAATCGTTGCCAGTAGGTCATGGCTTATTGGCGACTGAGCCTGCCAGCAGTCCTAACACTGCGCCAAGTGTGGTGTTGACGAAGCCATCGAACCTATCGCCCAGCTCGGGGCACACATCCTGAGGACTATTGGCCCTGCTGCACATCACTGTGCCGTAAGAAAAAACGGCGGCTTGCCATGTAAGCAAGCCAGCCAACATCCAAAGCAGAAAGCGCTCTCGCCTATTCACTTTCCCAGGCCTCATTGATACCCGGGGTGCTGGGATCGTCAGCACGAAAGGTGCCGTCAGGATTTCGTGCTCGCTTTCTTTCTGCTTCTAACTGCCTGCTACGAGCCTGCAGGATCTCAGCTTGCTCATCGACATCGAAGAACACTCCTTGGAAGTAGCAGGGGGTTCCTCCCTCTTCAAGGAGTTGATCAGAATCAAACCAAATCGGTTTCACATAAACGAGCATATTTCGGCCAGACATTTCTTTTGTCTTGAAGACTTGGTAGTACCCGGCCTCGTATGCACCTTTGTTGACCTTGATCACTCCTGACTTGATACAGGATGCCCAGTTGAAATCATCTAATGGAAGGCCAATAGCTTCAACCAGCGCGGGCTGAGTTGTACTCACCAGCTGATTGTTCAGGTACATCACCTGACCTGAACTCAGCGTTGTAGTGGACATTCCGTTAGCAATGCACTCACGGTTGCCGTCGTATTTGTCCTGGAAGCTGCCGCCTCCACCACCAACCTTTGCAATCTCTCCATCGACGTAACCCTTGGTCGCCGCCCATTCAGCGTTGCCACTTGTGGGATCTTTGACGTGGTAAAGGCCCAGTTCATTCCCGCTAGTGGAGATCAAGGTGCTCCCGTCAGCCTTGACACGGAAGCCTGTAGTTACGTCGTTGGCTTTATCCGGCTGCAGGGTATGGGCGTCGGTGTAAGCCTTGGTGATCACGTCATTCTTGGCCGCAGCCATGAACGGCAAAGAGTTGCTATGGCCAGCCTTGACTGAACCATCAGCATTCACGCGGAATGCCACCTGCGCTCCCTCATCTAGGAGTGGAGCTTCAACACTCACGACATAGTTTGACGCTGAGGATGCATCAGTACGTTTGAATTTGCTGTATGAGTCAACAGTGAAGAAGGAACCTGTGACGTCCAGATTGCCGGTAACTTCACCACCAGACAGCGGCAGATAATTACCACCACCTTCGCCACCACCAGCACCGTTGATCTCAGTCCACTGAGGGCCATTACCGGTGAAGCCTGTCGCATAGTTTGAGATCGACAGGACATCGTCTGCCTCCCGATACCAAAGCACGCCCCTGGTCGACACCTTGGGCGCGTCGTCTTGAACGACCACATACATCGGACGTGATGTAGTGATCTGACAGCGAGAGGAATTGACGGTTGATGAACCGCTGGCCCTGTTCTCGTAAAGCGCTAGCCCAAACTCTCTGACCGTTTGCTCGTCCTCTTTCTGAATAGCGACTGACTCAACGACATACATGCCGAAGTCGTTTGAACCACGCTCCTGAATCGTCAGGTAGTCGCCAACCCTGGTGTCAGCCAGCGTGCCTGGGTCGTTGGTCGTTTGACCCGCTATCCCCTCGTCGTTGACGAAGATCTTGGTGACGTCAGCAAACTCAGCAACGTTCCCTGCAATCCAGAACTCTGAAGCTTGGGGGATGCCAACGCCAGCAAAGGTGTGCGTCCAAGTGCCCTTGCCAATGCTGTTCTGCAGGAAGTCGACCATGTCAGTGGTGCGACCCGCTGCCTTGACTGCGGTCTCCGCAACGTCAGCGACGAAGTTGTTGACTTCCTCCTGCGTACTCAGGACTCGAGGCGTGCCATCTGCTTCCTTCACCTCAGTGGGTCTGGTCGTCAGCACGTCTTTGGTTTTGAGCGGACCATTCAGATAGCCCTGCTCAAGTACCCACCCCTCAGTCGCTGCATCTTGCGGATTAACGAACTGAGAATTCCACTGATTGAGTTCTGCGTTGTACGTCCAGATCAGCTTGCGACCATCAGGCAGCTCCTCAATGATCTGGAACCCATCCTGCGGATGGTCGGGAAAGTCTGGAGTACGAGGCGCGGAGATCATGGTCATGATTTAGATGGCGAGAGGACAGTGGCGGTCAGTTGTTAAACCTTGACGGGGGTGTTGCCATCACGCTGGCCATAAACCAGCAGATCAGCAGTGCTAAACCATGGCTTGTCGTTGTTGCCAAAATCCAACAGCACGTTTCCTCCGAAGGTGACATCTTCTGAGTTGTCGTCACAACGCAGCGCCCGGTAAGAACTGCTTCCGTTGCCCACAATCACATTGCCCGTGATCGTCACAGCCTTCGGTGCAGTTGAACCGAAGCCGGTGATAATCACGCCAGCACTTGGGTACTGACAAAGGAAGTCGTTGCCGCAGACCGTGGTCCAGTTAGCCCCAATCTTGACCAAGTAATCAGTGTTGCCTGCTGTTCCTTCGCGACCACCTCTGATGTCGTTACCAATCAATCGGTGCGGGCCACCATTGCTTTGGTTCTGGTAGGCCGTCCCCTTGCAATCCATGTGCAAGCCTGCAAAATATGTGGCCTGACCAGCATCAATCTCGATGGCGTTAAAGGCGACAATCTCACCCTGACTGACGTAAATACTCTCGATGTTTGCGCCAGCAATCATATGAGATTTGATGGCTGTGTGGAATCTCTGGACGTAAAGATTGACAGCGTGCAAGGTGCGAATCATTGAGTGATTCGCAAGCGTGTTGACTATTTCGATGCCAACAGTGCCAGCCTCATCCTCGACAAGCCCTGAATAGGTGGAAAGGACGACGTTGTTCAGAACGACACCAGCAGCACTGACGATGTGAAGGCCACGCTGGAAGCGAGCCTGGGTTGCGTCAGTTGTGATCTCATTGACGATGCTCACGTTGTCCATGACCAGTTGGTCAGGGCCGCCAGTCACCGTGCCGGGGCCGGTGTAAGTCAGCCTGACGGCGTCCTGATGCTTCCTGCTTGGAACAGCCTTGGCCATGATGCTGAGGCTCGAAAACGAGTACCTCTGGTCGACTGCATTGCGGTCGGAATAACGCAAGTCAAAGAAGTTGGCATTGTCGCCAGCTGTATCAAACAAAAGAACCGATGCTTGCCCTGCACCGACAGCCCTGAATGCCTGATTAGCAATCGTGATTGTGCCCGTACACCTGTATCGGCCAGGCGGGAAGTAGATGGTGCCGCCACTGGTCAGGGCTGCTCTAACTTCATTCGTGTCGTCAGTAACGCCATCACCAACAGCGCCATAGTCCTTGACGTTTTTGATGCCACTGCCTGAAGCATTAGCAGCAATCAATGCCTCAATCTGATCCTTACGCAGTGCCTGGTTGGCAGCCTTCGGGCCACCAGGCAGGTTGATCGGACCGGTGAAGGTCTTTACTCCATTGATGGTCTGATCGCCATTCACCTTGACGATGTTGGGGTCAGTGCTGCGCAGAACAGTGCTGTCTACAGCAACAGTCACGTCGCCCATCTGACCGCCACCGCTGATGCCATCCCCCGCAATCACTGCAGTGATGTCACCACCACCACCGGGGGTGATCATGCTCTCAATCTCTCTCCGAGTCAGTGCTTGGTCAGGGCCACCACCACCAGGGAGATTGATCTGACCTCTAAAGGTTGTTGGTGCTGTGGTCTCAACCGTCTGCGAGCCACCTGCTGCAGACTTGATTAGATACCTGTCATCAGGGTCAGAAGGAACATCGTCGACCGACCAGACGCCAAGGGTTGCGTTCCAGGTCCAGACAATGCCGGCTTCTGAATAGGTCTGAGTGATGTTGGGGTCAGGGAAGTTAAGTGCAGCCATGGTTCAAAAGGAGTTGATGGTTGGTTGGATCAAGCCCCTTCCAGGGCGGCGATGCGTTCTTCTAGTTCTTCGTTCTTGGCGAGAACCTCTTGCAATGCTCTGGTCAATTTTGGAATCAGCTTGGAATAATCAATGCCTTGCAGATCCGGCTGGCCGTTCTCATCAACTGCATCCTTTGTGCCGGTGACAGCGCCAGGGCAGATCTCCTGCAGCTCGTGAGCGATGAATCCTTCAAACACTTGGCCGGGAGCCCGGTCGGTGTATTCAAAGTTGACCAAGTTCATCGCCTTGATCTCGTCAACTGTCGACGGGAGAGGCGTGATGTTCTTCTTGATTCGATAGTCAGACGCCTGGCCAGTGATAACAATGTTGGCGTCGTTGATCTCAATGCTGCCTTTTGCCTGACCGTTCTTACGCATCGAGATCAGATCACCATTGGTGCCTGTTCTGTTTAACGCTAGACAATCTCCATCCTTCCTTGATAGCACACAGACAGTGCCAGTTGTAGGACTAATACTCATTACTCCGCCAACGTCAGTATTACCGACACCTGGGAATACCTGAGTATTTGCGTATCCAAAGCGGAGATCTTTGTTGAAGTAGGTGTAACCTTGTGTTAGGTATAAAGGCGAGATGCTGTCGCCACAATAGAAAACAACGCTATGAGCACCACTAGCAAGGTTGCCGATTTGCAGTGTTGAGTTACCAACCGTCGTGAATAGACGATAGGTAACATCATTCAAAACATCCAAGGTAAGACCAGGATCGTTTTGATTAGGACGCGTGAGAACAATATCTCCACCTTCACCATTAGTGGAAGGCGGTGCGATTTTTAGGTTGGTGATTAACTTTGTGTCATTAAAGCCAATTTCAAGTTTCTTGCTTGCATTGCCTCCCAAGTTGCCACTATAAATTTCAAACCCACCAACGCCGTTAGAGCCTAGGTGCCAGCTGTGGCTCCAGTTGCTGGTGTTGTTCCCGAGCTGAAGGAAGCCGTATCCGCTGTCCACTCCAAGCTGGATATTGCCTTTGACATCAAGCCTTTCCTTTGGCAAATCTCGGCCAACACCTATATAACCGTCCCCTCGCACACGGAAGTAAGAGTTGTAAGAACCTTCGCTTGAATAAAGAGAGCCAACTTCAAAAGCAAGAGAGTCAGCACCTGCCCATCGGTTAGCTACAAACAAGCCGTGTTGATCGGCCGCATCATTGCAATTAAGAACAGTGCCAGCAAATCCAAAGAACTGAGCCGGGTAATACTCAGTGCCGTTTTGCCCTTTCTTGAGTTCAAAAGGAACACGAGCGTCGGGCGTGTTGACGCCTACATTGCCGCCTGCAGGGTTGAGCGTTAAAGGCCTTGACCCATTGGCATTGTCTCTCGATTGCAGATAGGAACTAAAAGGATTTGCTGAATCAATTCCTAGGGCAAGTTGAACAGTGCCGTAGTCAAGATTTAAAATATCTGCTGTGTCATACGCGAGACTCGGCCTGGTGGCTGTATTGCTTTGAACGTTTAACGAACCAGCAGGGTTGATTGTCTTAATGCCAACGAGTCCGCCGAAATAGGAAGGGGCACTTCCATCTCCATAAAACGCATAGGTATTGCCGTTACCAGCAGCAGGCAAATTGCTCTTAAATCCATAAGAGGCTCTGCCGCTGTCTGCATAATCCGAACCAAAGTCACTATTGACCTGATAGCCAATAGCAACTTGCCGGCCACCGCTAACGTTTGCAGACTTGCCAGCAACATAGTTAATCGAAGTTACAATATCTTTGCCAGCATGGTCTGGAACTGTCGGGCAAACTGAAAGGCTGCTTTTATTCCCACTCGGAGCGACGTTGTAGATGTTGTCATCAAGTCTGATCCCGCCCCTGTGAGTGGTCGCCAGCTGGAAGGTGACCGGCTCAGTGAACCCTGTACTTCCCTTGCCAGGGACTGAAACATCAACCCAGGCGCCGTCGTTGTAGATATACAGACGACCACCGCCGTCATCAGTAGTCGTGTCTGCCCACCACAAATCGCCTGCCTTTGGCGAACTTGGCTTGGTCTGAGAGATCTCTGCTGTTGCCTTTGCACCGTCGACATAGTCCTTGGTGGCGGCAGTAGTGCCAGCATCTCCAGCAGTTGTTGACTTCGTCTTGATCGTTGACGTTGTCTCGATCGTTCCGTTGTTTTCAATCCGGACGTATTGGCCGCCAAGACCAATCCACAGCTCTGTGCTTGAGGTGTTGCCCTCATCCAGTACCTGCTGAATTGTTGGAGTGGTGTTGAGCGTCGTCAGCTGCGACGGGCTCATCAAGCCAGCGTTAGTGCTGTCGACTATCGGAATCTCTGCGTCAGTTCCGTTGGTGTTTGTGATCGTGCCTTTATCAGCCGCAGCCGTATAGCCCAGGTCAGAGGCATACGTCGGGGTGAAGTTATCCCATTGGTTGGTGTTGGCGTTCCAGATCAGACGACTGCCATCAGTGACAGTGCTCAGTCCTGTCCAGGCCGAGGTGCCATCAACAGTGTTGACGTAGAAGTCGCCGTTGTTTGGGTTGCTTGGCTCAGCTGCAGTCGTCGCGTCGATCGCACCCTTGTAGGTGACGCCATCGCCAGGGTCTCCCTTGTCGCCTTTAGTGCCCTGCTCTCCTTTCTGACCAATAGGAATTCCAAACTGGAATTGCAAATCAGAGTTGGCGTCCTGCGACACCACTGCCGTTGGATCACCGACAACATTGCCCGGCTTCAGCGGGACACTGGTGACCGTCGCAGAGGGAGTCTGCAGTCCTGGCGGCGGGCCAGGGTTGCCCTGGTCACCCTTGGTCTGAATCTGAACCCAGGCAGAACCGGTCCAGTAGTAAGTCTTCAGCGGTGATGCGGTGTTATCAATCCGCAGCTGGCCAACCTTGGTGGCAGATGCAGGACCAGTGCCAACGTGCTGCTTGAAGGCGGAGTCAATCGCCTTCTCTGACATCAGCCTGGTATCGCTGGTCAGAGCATTCGGGTCGTCTGTTGACTTGCTTTGCTCAACAGAAATCTCAGGCTTTTGCTTGTCAGTGTTGTCGACTTGAACCGGCAAGCCCTTGCTGTTGACTTCCAGAACAGCTGTTCCCCCACCACCGCCAGCAAGCGTGGTGATCTGATCTTCCAGCTCTTGGATGTTGTAAAGCCACTGCTTATCTGATTCGTTCAGATCCTCGGCAACGATGTAACTACCGTCTGCCCACTGAACAATCTGCTTGTCTTCAGGGGTATCACGTTCAACCTTCAGCTCTTGCGTCGACGTTGGCGCCGTCCCAACCCTGATCAGCTGGTCTGTCACCCAGATGTATTCATCACCTGTCGGAGTGCCATTCGTAATGACAGTCAGCGTCGTCGCTACACCGTTGTCAATGCGCTTGACGGTGACGTGATCACGGCTGAGGTAATCAAAGGTGATAGTGAACTCAACCTTCGAGCCGTCACCCGTGAACGTGTCGGTTGCGTAGCTTGACATCCAGTGCTCTACGGGGCAGTAGCTCTATTGTGCCCCGCCCAATGCTTCCGTCAAAGCTTTGACCTTTGCCTCTGCCTCATCCCTAATTGGTGACTGACCGGACTCAGTCAGCATCTCCATCTGCAGCGTTGCATTCTTCGCGTCATTCATCTCACGCCAACGCAGAACTGCAGGCGGAGCATCTTCCGTGTTCAGCATTTGCGCGGTCGTCATCTCCGCGTAATACCGCTTCAGTGCCTTCATCATCACGGCTGCTGGAACACGACGACGCTCAGCTCTCGGGGCATCAGTGGCAAACGACGTGGGCTCCATCCCCTCCATCGCTTGATAGATCGGGTCATTCATCAATGACCGCGCAGCCTCCAGCATGGTGTTGCCTTTGGTGTGCTTGCCCAGGAACAAGCGCAGATCAAGCGACAAAAGGGTCTTGTCGTCCTTCACCCTGACGCCAGAAGGGGTTGTGATGTCCAGGACCGGCACGCGAACAGTGAAGTTCGCAGGGGCTCCAATCACAAACGGATCCGTCGTTCCCTTCAGTGCTCCGTAGGTGTCGTTCCAAATCTTCTGCATGTCGTCCGTCATCGGCACGTCACGCAGTCGCTTGCTGATCAGCTCCTCCGGTGGGTCCAGCAGATCGAGGTAATCCAGCTCTGTGTAGACCTTGTCTTGTGGGTGCTCGCCTGGGGTGAAACGATGCTCCAGATAGGTCATCAAATCCATGCCCCAGGGCTTGCGGATGTCGGTGCCCAGCCAATCCTTGTCCTTGTACTTGCCACCGAATGAACCCGCCAGGCCGGTGACGTTGTAAGCCGCATCACGAATACGACGCTCCCAGGTTTCCATCAGGTCAGTGGGGATGTCGTCGAAGTCCTGCTCAGTCCACTCTCCGTCTCTGTAGAGATCGGCTGACTGCGAATTAGAGGCTCGCTCAAGACTGCGCATTGGGCCGCTGGGTGTGTAGCGACCAGCTGCCAAATAGCCGGCCATGCCGCCAACCTTTGAACCCATGCCGCGATCGGCATAAGCGACATCCATCAGCTGTTGCACCTGGCCAATGGCAGAGCCCCTGGACAAGTAGCCCAACAAAACACCAGTGACCGCTTCGACCAGGTTCAGCTGGTCGTACTTGCTGAAGAATGCACCCTCAACGTTGTCGACGATGTCCTGCATCATCAGCAGCGTGTTGATGATTGGGTAGCCACCACGCATCTGCACACCAGCAATGCTGTTCGGCTCCAGGCCGCGCTGCTTCTGCTTAATCACCCATTCACGGCGCTGCTCCTTGGGGACCGGGCCGTTACCAACGATCAGTCCACCGGCAGACAGCAGGCCAAACATCGCCCAAACATGGCCAGCCATGATCAGGTTTGCCTTGTTCCGGCGCACCTGTGATGGCGTCATGTCAGTAAACAGTCGACCGATGGCAGGCAGGCCCATCATCTGCAGGTCAAAGCCAACTCCCAGGAACGGAGCCTGGAAGTAGGGGGCGACAGCCTCCACAAAGGGGAGCTGCTGCAAACGCTTGCCTGCCATGTAGGCATCACGCAGCGGACCACCGGGCTCGCCGGGGACATTGGCGAAACGCAGCTCATCGGAAAACTCCGATGCAATACGAGTCGTCTTGTTCGGCACCATGCCGCCGTATCGCTCACTGACACGGCTTTCCATGATCATGTCATCGATGCCCTGGTCGTCGAGCAGCTCAGGACTGATGCCCTGCTCACGACGAAACGCAATGCGTTGCGCTTCTGTTGGCTCCAGACCGTAGAAGGATTCCATGAACTCCTTCTCGATCCATTCGTTCATTGCCTTCTGAGGATCAGCAGCGTCCTCGAAGTTCATCTGCTTGCCCTGCATCCGGGCTTTCATCTCCAGCTGATGTCGAACCCGATAGACCGAGAAGGTGAAGCCAGCAACGTTGTCGACAGCACCCATGGTCCGAAGGCCAGGGCGAAGCCAGTAGCTATTGCCGGTCTTCTCGTACATCCACAGGCGAACACCTGTGTGGAGGAGCTTCCCGTAACGCTCTGGATTGGCCAGGCTGGCCATGCGGCGAGCAGCGTTCTTGCCCTCTGCTCCCTTCATTGCCGCAGCCTGGAGATCCTCCAGCTCAGCGACAAGCTCATCAGGTGACTGATACCGCTTGCCGTAAGTGTCGACGTTGTTGGCATACATCGCCTTGCCATCAGCAAAGGCGTCGACGAAAACCTCCTTGCCTGCATCCCGAACAGCTAGCGCTGCAGCACCAAGGCCTTCCCAGTTGGCAGCCCATGCCTGGGTCGTGGCCCGGCTGAGGTTGGTGCCTTCGATTTCCCTGAACTGCAGTAGGTCTTCGTAGAACTGCCGATACGGTCCGAACAAGGCCATGATCGCGTTGGAGCCCAGGTTCAGGAAGTTGGTGTTCTCGTTGAAGAGCTGCCAATCCTTGGTCAGCAGGTTGAACCGCTTCATGCGGTTGTAGTTCGTCTGCTGCGGGGTTTCCTTCCGTGGCTCAACACCAGTGATCCGGATGTTGTTTACCTCCAGCTCCAGCTGCGCAGCAGCAGCGGCTGGATCTGTTTGGGCCTTGTCGAGTGCTTCGAGGATGCGGCCAAACGACTGATCCTTGTTGAGCTGATCAGGAGTCAGCCGGGCGGCGGCATCTACTGATGCCTGCTCTGCTGCGGTGTCGACAATGTCGGCTGCTTCATCAACAGCACGAACGACATCAACGTCAGTGAATTCCATCAGCGGGCCTTCAAAGCCCCGGCCCTGGAGCGCTTGGCCGATACGGCCCCAGGCTCCGCGGACATGGTCGTAATGACGCTGAGCCATCAGCGCCACCTTGAACTGCCGGAACAGCTTTACCGCCTGCTCATCAGGCAGCTTGGCTCCAGGGTTGTTCCGAACAAACTCCAGGACGTCCCTGGCACCAGCGGCATACGTCTCCTTGGCGGTGTCATGGGCAAAGCGAAGGACGACAATGTCGTCGATCAATCCGGTGACACGGTCGCTGGAGTTGGCCATGACCCGCAGCCAGCCGCCAACGCTCCCACGTTCCGACAGGTATTGCAGCATTTGAGCCCGTTTCTTCGGGCTGCTGTAGCCCTTGAGCGTGAACTCCTCGGGCATGTTCTTGGCCCCAGCCTGCCTGAGGCTGTTGGTCAGAACGGCATAGTCCCGGACTACCTCCTCAGGGGCATCGCGAAGCTTCTGCTTGAAGTTGACCGGCTGGCCCTCGCCGATGTTGACCTTGGGCTTTTTCTTGACGCCTTCTTCTGCCGCAGCCCTATTGGCCGGGTCAGTCATCCCTTTCAGGGCATCAGCATTGGCTGCCTTGAATTCGTCATCTGACGGAACAGCGCGGCTGGCACGAATCTGATTGATCCGTGTCAGCTCAGCGTCGTTCTGCTGGCGCTCCAGGTCCAGCGCAAGTTTGCGTTGGAACAGTTCATCGCAACTAGACATCAGATGCAGCCCTCCAGCTCGGTTTCGGCAGCAAGCCTTTCTGTAAGTAAATCGAAGTCTTGCTGCTTTTGCTTCAAATACAGCGACACACGATCAGTTAGCTCAGGAAGCAATGCGTCCATATTGCTATCAATACGGCCCCGCATAGCTTCGAGCTGCTGTGGGGTGAGCTTCTTGATCTTGGTCTGACCAGCACTGCCGATCTTGCCTTCTGCTGCAAGCTCGAAGACATCTACCCATGCGGGTTCTTTCTCCAGTGCGTAGCGCCACTTGCGCCGGAGAGTGTTGATGAACTTCTTGATTTGCTCGAAGGCAGCCTGAACACCGCCAGCCTTCATCCGGACCTTGCGGTTGTTGTACCAAATAGCGAAGGCTTCAGCCTGCAATTCCTTGGCAGACATGCCTTCGACGTACTGGCCAAAGCGATTGTTCTTGACCAGCTTCGCCATTTCTGACAGGGCCTCGGGCTCATTGATGGCCTCGCCCATTGAGATGGCGTCCATGTCGACCTTGTTCGACATCCGTTCAAGCCATTCCTGAACGACATGGAATGCCTCGTGATACGCCACCTTGCCGAAAGGCAGCCGACCACCACCGCTCTTCAGGCCTGGCGTCAGCAGGCGGTTATCCAGTGCGTCGGACATGGCCAGATAAACCATGGCCTGGTGCGCATTCGGAAAGTTGAACGGCACCATCACGCCCTGGGTTCTGCCGTCCAAGAACTCAGACAGCGGATCGTCCGGGTTCTCTGCCATGAAACGAGCAGCGGCTGGATCCCAGGCTTCTGTGCTTTGGATCTTGGCCTCCTGGCCAAACAGCTCGCCGATGTTGATCTCATCCAGATACCGGATTCTCAGTGGGTCTAACCCTGAGATTTGAGCGGCTTCTTTCAGGGCTTCGACCATCTCCTTGGCCAATTTCTCGCTTGCGCGAGCCATGCCAGCGACCGTGCTTGGGACCTTCAAGCCGATGTCCATCAGCTCGGCTTCCTTCTGCATTGCCTGTGCTTCCATCGCGCCCGCGTAGCGATTGCGGATTGCCGCTTCGCTGTATTCACCATCAGCACGGGCGGCTTGCGGGAACGACTTGGATGCCTGCACCTCAGAGCGGGGCACCTCAATCTCAAGCGCTTCCTGCGGAGCCTTCCGGCTGCCGGTCACGTCCTCGATTGAGTCCTGGATCTGACCCTTGATCTCAGCGCCAAGAGCCCGCACCTCAGCGATGTCAAAGCCTTGCTCCTTCAGAGCCTTGGTGATGGCAGCCTTTGTCGCCTGGGCCTTCTCGCTCTTGCTGCCGCTTTGCAGGATGTAGGCCGCCCGATCCAGATCGTCCTGGAAGGTGAGCTTTGCCATCCCAAAACGAGGCGATGACTTCTCGTAGCTCTTCGGCATCGTGAAGCGCTCTGCCGGGTTGCTGATGCTTTCAGCCAAGGGGTCGAACTCATTGGCATAACCAGCGACTGGCTTCAGCAAACCGTTGGCCTTCTTCTCCTCGAAGGTCATCTCGTCGTACCCAATCGCGGCACGCTCGGCTTCGAGCTTGTCGCCAGCCAATGCGTTGTCGATTGCTGCGTACTCCTCGGTCAGCCGGGCCTCGTTATCAAGCACCTTCAGCAGGCCGACATCAGCACGGTCGTTGTCGACATCAAGCCGCCCTGGGTCAGGGCTGTCGACCAGCGGGGTAGACGGTGGCCGGGCTTCACCCTTCTCCGCTGCAGTCTTGGCGATCTTCGAGATCTTCTGGCGACGAGTCAGCTGAGGAGCCTCTTCAACCACCTCTTCCGCAACCTTGGCCGGAGCAGGGGTGCCTTCAGCTGCTTCGATCAGCTGACGACGGATGCGATCAGCAACAGGCTTGACCTTGGCACCATTGGCGATCTGCTCAGCCCCTTCATTCAGCAGCTGGCTGGTTGGGCCCTCGGTGTACTTGGTCGCATCGAACTCAGCCAGCAGCGCTGCGGTGTCATCAGCCAGCGTGCCGGTAGCGGCCTGGTCGATGTCGTTACCAACTTCCGTCAGGCGGTTGGCATTAGCTGCCGTCCGCTTCATCAGGTTTTTGTCGGCCATCAGATCCCTGCGGATCCGAGCGGCCAGCTCACCTTTCTGAACCATCAGGTTCAGCATCTCGGTGTTGCCGAACAGGTCGACTTGATCGCCCTGCACGGTGGATGCCGACCGGGCCTGCTGCAGCACTTCGTTGAATGCAGAGTCAGACAGATCACGGCTCAGCAACGCCTTGTATGCCTGCTGCATTCCGGTCTCATCCAGGCCGCTGCCCCCCAGGGCCAGGGCCTTGCCCTTGCTGATGCGACCGTCGATCGCGTCTTGGAAGATGTTGTCCGGCAATCCGCTCAGCGCCAGACCCTCAGTGGCCAGGCCTGACCGCAGCGGAATACCAAGGTTCTCAAGTTCAGCCGGGTCGGTGATGCCCTGATCCCGAATGAACTTGCCTGCATCAAATGCAGTGCCACCGCCCTGGGCGATGTTGGTCAAAGCACCCTTGGATCGGGCAGCCTCAGCAGTCGGGGCGTTGATGTACTCCACCCGCATCGAGGGAATACCCAGCTCCTTCGCCTTGGCCAGACGGTTGTGGCCATTGACGACATAGGTCTGACCATCCATCGGGTCGGTCCACACCTGGATCGATCCCTCCATGTCCTCGTTCCACACGCCCACCCCTGTGAGTGAGTTGCCCTTTTGCTGGCCTTGGGCGTCGGTGCCCATCTTGAACTGGAAGCGACCGGGATCCACTTGGATCTCTCCGACCGGCAGCATCGGAGCGCCCATCATCCGGCTGGGCATCACTGACTGGCCTTTGCCTTCCAGCGTTGCGATGCCATTGATGATGTCGCTACGGGTGAACTGATCAGGACTGCGACCAGTGGCCTGCGTGATGGCCGCGGCCAACTCCGGGCTGTTGCCTGGATCAGCCAGAGACTTCAGCTCAGCTGTAGAAACGCCGCTGAACTGCTGGCTCTTGTCTGCGTTCTGCGGAAGGCTCTGCGTCGGAGCAGTGACCGACTCGTAACGCATGTCCGGATTGATGGCCTCCGGCTGCGCCCGTGCTGTCACCTCTTCGACGACAGCAGGAACTGACTCACCCTCAGAGCGGGTGATGATCTCGTCCAGATCAGCGTCACTGGCCTGACCCTCCAAGGTCTCCGTGATGGCGTCCACCTCAACGGTGGAACTCAGCAGCTTCTCCTCGTCTTGCTGGATTGCGTCGGTGTAGCTGCTCTTGCCGGTGTCATCTGTCTGGATGACGCCATCGGCCTGCAGGTTGTCCCGTGCGGTCTGCCGTGATGTGCGAGCAGTGCGACTTCTAAGTGCTCGCTGACCAGCAGGCAATGCTGAGGCAAGACCACCCAGGCCACCCGCCAAGGTCAGCGACGCTGCCAGGTTCGGGCCGAATGCCGCCATGGACGCTTCGGTCCGGCTCATGCCTGGCTTGACCGGCTCCAGGTTCTTGACCACCTCCGGGTCAATGCCCATGAACTGCAGCAGCTGCACAGCACTGCCGCCCTGGTTGTCATCCAGGAAGGTGCTGGGGATTTCGTCAGCGACGTTGGCAGCACCAAAACGAACAGCACCACCTAGCGCCGTCTTTGCCTTGGTCGCATCCAGGAACTGCAGCGACTTGGCCAGCCATGGGAACTTGGCCGCCAATGACGTGCCTGCAAGGGCATTGCCAACGCCACCAGTGGCGAATGCCAGGGCAGCATTAAGCACCAACGACGAACGGAAATCGTCGCCAGCAAGCTGCTCCTCGGTCATCTCCGAGGGAGGGGTGAAGCCGTTGGTCCGATAAAAGTTGTCAAGGTCGTTATCGATGTCCCCCTCAAGCCCTGGCGACAGCATTCCTGTCGGCTCCAGCACGGCCTTAGTCGCATTGCCAATCGCCTTCTTGGCACCCAGCTTCAGGGTGTTGCGACCTGCCTCACCCGCGAAGGGGGTCGCCGCATCGATGGCGTAGCTCTGGACGCGGGGCAGTGCCGTCTCCAGATTGCTGAGCTGCTTGAACTCGTATTCAATGTCGTTCTTCAGGTTGTCCATCCCGCCCAAACCGGGGATGTATCGACCACCGGGCACCTGCTCCCACCAGGGCCGCGTCTCCCGCTCCCGCTCAGTGCGTTCCTTCTGCTCAGGCTCTGGCAGTGGTGCCATCTCCGCTTCTGGCGGCTTGGCGACGTTGTTGTCATCAGGGGCAGGGCCCTGCCACCCCCACTCCCCATTGGCCGGGTTCAGTTCAAAAGGCATTGATCAACCAGCAATGGGGCGGGAATAAGAAGGAGCAGTGCCGCTCAAGATGTTGAGCAGCACGCCAGTGGATTGCGACAAGGGGCCCTGCGGTGGAGCCATCGAAATCAACGACTCATGCAGGCCCATCGAACGATTGGACATCTGCAAAATCTTTTTCCGCATCGGCTCGGGAACTTCCAAGCCCAGCAGGTATGCCTCGCGAAGCATGAACTCACCTGGCGTCATTCCTGCTGCAACAGCAGAACGCCTCACTTGAGTTGGCAACGACGAGCCATTCGCGATGGCGCCCAGCATCTCGGTGACATCTGTTGGCTTGTAGACCGGAACGTTTGCCCGGACTGCCTCAGGCGGAACTGGTTGTGATGGCGAGTAAAACTCCGTGACCTTTTGCTGCTCAGCCTTCGCCTCTTCAGCAGGGGCTTCTGGCAGCGGCAAGTAGCTGTTCACGTTGTTTTTCCAGGTCTCCTCCCAGATCTCTGACTGACGTTCAGGTGTCAACGGACCACCGTTAGCGGCAGTCTCCTGACGGATCGCTCTGGCACCCTGGCGGCGATACATGCCCTTTGCGGCCGCAATCCTTTCCGCCGCTGCCGCATCAACAGAGCCCAAGTAGGCGATCAGATCTCCGCCAGGGTTTTCGTTCATCCATCGGATTATTCCCACCCCTTTAGATGGGAACTCCTTCTGAATTAGCGCCTTGACCTTTAGGTCGACCTGCTCGTTCATCATCGAGCTATCCAGCTCGCCGCTCTGCTCACGACGCTTGTCCTCTCGCAGAGTCCTCCACCGCTTCTGCAAGTCCTGGCGGACCTGCTGCGGTGCTCCTTGGATCAACTGGCGGAAGCGCTTGTTTGCATCGCCTTCGTTCCAATCAGAACCGAAGGCTTCTTCCTGCTCCATGAAGAAGCTGCTCGTTGCCTGCGGATCAAAGGTGACGCCCTGCCATTCCTCAGCCTGCTCCGACTGATCGATCAACGCCTCCCTCAGCTCGGCATCACTCAGGGCGTCGTATTCGGGCATAGCCCTCAGCTGCTCAAAGGTCAGCTGCCAGCCAGGGGATGTGGGATCCATCCCGATCGTCGACTCGAATGACGGGTCTTCACCCAGCACATCGATCGCCAGATCCTTCTCGTTATCCCTGATCGTTTTCAGGTCACGGCTGATGTCGGCCTGGCCTGAAAGCAGATCAACGCCATAGGCCTCACCAACAGAGATTGCATTCCCCTCCGTATCGGTCAGACCGCTTGGCATCCCATTCAGGTAATACAAAGCACTGGTGGCTTGCTGCTTCGTATCGGGGTTTGCCTGCATCAATCGCAGACGCTCAGCCGCAGCCACGATCGCTTCACGCGTCATCTTCTCTGGCTCACCAGACAAGCCGTAACGAACAGCTGAATTAGTCAGCACATCCGCCCAGCTGTCCGGGGTTGCACCACCGGGCTGGAGCAACAACGACACCAACGCATCAGTGGTTTGCCGAGCACCGACTTCCTTGTCGTATGCCACCCGACCTTTGTATTGCTCGTTCTGAAACCACTCCCAGCTCTTGTTCAGCGTGGGGAGGACGTAGTCCTGAAAACCAGGACTGAATTCATCCAACCCAAAGCTCGAAGTCAGCTGATTCGTCACCCTCGCCTGGACGGCCATGACCCGTGGGTCAGACGGATCCAGCTTCCGCAGATCACCGCCGAGCCTCGCCCACTCCGCCTTGAACATTGCAGGCGTCTGAGTCGCCACCCACTTGCTTGCCTGATTAACCCGGCCCGCTTGCCTGAACGGGTTGGCCTGATCCATCAGGATCCCGGCGACCGGGTTCTGACGATCTAACTCTCGGTTCTGCTCGGCATAGGCAACGCTCTTCTGTTGCTGGTCGCGGTTGATGTTGGCCGCGGCCTTCAGGATTTCGTTCTGGCCTTTCTTGTATTCATTGGTGGCGTAAAGCTGCATTCCTGCATCGGCCACCTTTGTGAGTGGGGCCAATGCTTCACTCAGCTCTTGCAGCGGATTGACGCCCTGGACGTCACGCATCGCGCCACGCTGAATGCCAGTAACTCGTGAGATCTGCCCAAGCTTTGATGGTTGGGCAGGTGCTGCTGGCTTTGAGTTGGCGTCAAAGTTCAGGAATGAACTGACTGGATTAGCGGAAGGCTGGAGGCTTCCTGCTTGTAGCCGTTGTGGTGCTGCCATTAGCCGCCTCCTTTGTTGCCTGAATTGGCGATGCCGGAAAGGCTTGTGTAAGTGCTCATGCCTGCACTGACTGCACCCAGGGCGCTGCCCAGGAATGCAGTGCCGGCATTAGGTGCTGCACCGGTAAACGACGGACCAGCCGGATTGACCAACGTGGCCAATGGCGGGAACGGTGCGATCGGATCAAACACCTGCTGCTCCTCATAGAGCTGCTGGCTGTTGTATCGATTCAGGTATGTCGCGATTTGACCCGCAGACTCCCGCGTGAACTGTCGATCACGGAACTGCTGATTTAGCTGCTGCATCGTCGTCATGTCACCCACCTGCCGGGCGTAGTCATTGACGTAGCGATCAACGTTTGCCCCTTCTTGACCAGCAGCTGTGACTGAAGCCGCAGAACGCAATGCCTGCTGCTTGTACTGCATCAGCGAGACGGCATCTGCCATCGACTGCTGCGAGAAGTTGTCGACCAGGGCCTGTGACTCAGACGCATAACTTGCGCCAGCTGATGCCCGCACACGGGCGACCAGCTCTGCCTGATTGATTGATTTCGACAGCTCGTAATTCCGGGCCTGATTGGCATAAGCCAATTCCTGCCCGTAATTGATCTTTTGCTGCCAATAGGCATAGGAGTTGTTTAGGTCAGCAGTCCTTGCCTGATTGCTTGCAGACCACGCTGCAAATTCATCGCTGGCTTTTTGCCGCGCAAGATTATTGGCGTGCTCCTGCTGCTTGGCACCAAAACCAAGCGCTCCCTGCGCAAGCGTGAGACCGCCAGTAATTAGGGCACCTGTAAACGGATCAAGGACCATCAGCTATCCCTCCAGAAGTCGCAGAACAATGCGGCGCTTGGGCCCATTGGATAGGGATCGTCAACCGTAAAGCCGAGATGTTTCAGCCAACGGATTGAATCGGTGTTCTTGGAATACACCTGATTGAACAACGGGCCCCCCAATTCCTCTAAGCAACTGTCCACCCATTTTCGCCCTTCAACGCATAACTGCCAGCGAGCACGACGACTCTCCGTCAACCGGTCAGTTCCCAGCATCCAAATCCGATGCCCTACGACCCCGCAGAGGCCACATGGCTCGCCGTCGTCTGTCGCCATTCCTTTGACGACAGTGGACTGCGCCCAGCTTTCGGTAACGGCTTCTAGAGCTGAGCAACCATGGCTCAGCATCACCTCCTCGACATCAGCTGCTCTGAGGTTTTCAGCCACCACAAGGATGTGATCGGCACTTGGCTTGTCGACCCACTGCATCAGGAGGCCCCCGAGCGGCTAGTGATTCCGCCGATCCACTCGACAGTGCTGAACTTCGATGGATGCGGACTGTCGTTCAACAACTCCACCATCACCCGATCACCACGCCCCATGATTGGAATGTTGAATACGCCCTCGTAATAGCGCGGGGTATCAGGCTTCATCATGTTCACGGGCTGGCCGATTGATGCTCCTCGGACAGCACTCACCGTGCCGTCAAATGTATAAAGACCATCCTTGCGATGCTCTGGCATCGTCTTGGCCTGGAAGAAGCCAGACTCGTGATAACCAAGCTTTGCCTGCTTCACCTGTGTGCGAACAACATTGCGAGGTGCTTTGCCCCCACCAATGTCTTGCATCAACTTGAAACGAGAGAAGCGATAACGGAACTCATACTTTTCTCCAGCCCAAACATCCTCATTGCTCCAGTCACCGCGAGCAGTAACAGTCGTCCCAGATTTCGTTGAACCCAGCAGAACAGGCCCAGGCTTGGCTGTGCTCTGGGGATTCATGTTGTACGCCGACCAAACCTGCACCTCGTTCGTCGCCTCGTATTTCAATGTGAACGTGGTCTCGTTTTTCTGGGCGTCGTAAGAGCCTTTGCCCATCCGCATCGGGAAAGGTGTTGCTGTTGTCGTTCCAATTAAACGATCAAGCAACAGCGGATACGGAGCAAATACAGCTTCCTCCGCTCTATCAAGAACTGAGATTGCCTCTAGATAAATGTCGTTGCCATATCTCATCAAGCAATAAAGGATTTCACGAATGCAAACGATCTGCAGTATCTCGTCAGCACCAAACTCCCAGTAAGACCAACTGTTTTGTACTCGCTCGGCACCACTGCCCTGATTCCGCAAGAACCACTTGTAGGTGTAGATCCGCTTGCGGTAGTCAATCGGTATGCCATTGGTGACGACCTTGGAGCTAACCATGAAGGCAGAATTGCCTGCATCGTTGATCGTCATCTTGAAGCAGTCATCCGGGATGTAGGACGACACATATCCAGTCAAATCAGCAGCATCTGCAGTCAGGGCAGTACCTGCACCACGAACTGCAAACTCACGCATCTGTGACCACTGGCCATTGGACTGCATAAAGAAGATGCCGCCACCTGCCTGTTGTGGCCTGACATTCACGTCGACGTCAAAGTTCGTCAGCACCGTGATTTGTGCTGTCGCTGGAGTCAGAACCGTTTCCGCTGCATTAAACCGGAACTGGATCTGAGTAGAGAACAGGATTAGTTCGTCTTGGTACGGGACTGCATACCGCAGAACGGAGACCCTGTTATTGCTAGCCACAACATCAATAGGATCAGTATCCAAGACTGTTGTGACTGTTTCCGGGAAGAACTCAAAAAATTCTCGAACTCTGCTGAGCACAACATTTTCATCAGCCAGGAATCCGAGCCGGTTTTTGTAGATAAAGATGTCGTTAATCGCATAGCCAATAAACGATGGGTCAGGGACTGTGTCGTAATCACCAGAAACCCGCTCGCCCCATTCCGGCACGTTGTTGGGAATACCATTGACCACTTGGCCCTTAACTGCACCAAACCAAAACTCTCCATTCGTCTTGCGGATCAAGACGTGAGGCATCGTTTCTGGATCGATCTTGTACTCGACGCCAGGCGATACGGTTTCGGCCCATGCACCTTCACCGAAATTGCCACTGCGAGGCTCAAACTCGACGTAATAGTTGTCAAATGCAGTGCCCGGATCACCGGCAATTTCTATCTGATAACCAACAGGGGCGATCGTTGGCAACTCCGTAAAGGCCTGCACCTCATCCAGGATTGCAGTAATCGTGGCATTAGCCTTTGCGTCAGTCGCTGAAACTGTGATTGGATTCGCTCCGTGAATCCAGAGGACAGAGCCAGAACGCTCAATCGTATAACCAGTTAGGCCAGCTGTTCCCAGCCCTGTTTTGATTGATTCCGCGATCTCCTCTGAGCTGATTCTGTTCTCCGTAACGGTGCTGCCATTGGTCACAACTGCAGCAACAGGAGTCTCAACTTCTACGGTGTTGCCATTCACCGTAACCGTATATTTGTTGCCATAGACCGCCTGTTTTACCCAGACCAAACATTCATGTGGGTCTGGCCTTGCAGTCTTCGGAGCGACTGCTGAATCCATCGCCGTCGCTTTCAGCGTGTTGGTGATGAAGGTGTAATCAGCAATCGTGACAGCACGAATCTGCTGTCTCGCATTAGTGACCGTGCTCAGGTAGTTGAAGGCATTCGGGTCGGCAGTAACGACTTGCGCTGCGCCATCAAGGTCAAAGACTTTGATCTCTGCCTTTGCAATGATTGCAAGGTATTCCTCCTTCTCGTCCCTCAGGATCGTGTGAAAAAAGGCGTCACCAAAAGAAGTGGTGCTGACCTTTGCCAACGTCCTGCTGCTGTCTCTCTTCCTCAGCCCCTCCGCAATAGACGACACCCCATTGATCTGGATCTCGCCCTGGCTCGGGTCACGCTGAGCATCAGGCTGCTGACTGATCCCCTGGATGAGGTTGGGGATCGTTACTGCGACGTTCTTCATCAGAAAATGCTGTAGCCATTAGCGACACGACGATTCATCAGCCCGGTATTCGGTTGATACGTCGGGAATGCAAAGGCACCAGTCAGCATGTTCGGCTGCTCTTGCTCCATCTCCACCCGCTCCAGCTCAGCCTGGGCGTCGGCTTCGTCCTTCGAGGTGTACTTGAACAGTGCTTCGGAGCCAAGCGTCCGGTCAGAGAAGATCCGTGCAGCTCGAATCGTCACCCAGCGGTTGTAGGCCTCAGGCACTTCGTCCCATGCCAAAAGGAAGATCACATCAGCCTTTAACTCGTCCATCGTCGAGTCGAAGGTGTAAGACCGCTCCAAAAGGTCGTAAACCCGTGTGCCCCTCAGCTGATAACGGCCGTTGTACGAATACCGATTAACGCTGAACTGAACGACGGTTTCCGGGACTTCGATCTCCTTTGTTTTGCTGTCTCTCTCAAACGGGTAGCCGTATTCCGTATTCCACGACCAACCCTTGGTCTGACCTTCCTTGTGGATCTCCAGGATTGTCCGCTCAGCTATGCGGGCATCTTGAATCTGCTCGTTATTGAGATTATCGACTGGCTGCTCACCAATGTTCTCCAGGCAAACGTTGACCGCATCCAGCAGGGTGGTCCTCCCCTGGGCCTTTGCCTGCTGTTTGGCCATCTCATCTACGGGGGCGTTGACTGCATTCTGACGGAACGACAAAAAAGGGGCCAGCCGAAGCTGACCCCCTGCACCCTTTCCTCAACTTAAACAGTGATCAGGAAGTGACAATGGCGCAAGCACATTCAGCACGCAGCTGACCCATGCCCAGGGCCTGACGGGCCACAAGCAGGTCAGATTGATACTGAACACGGAACTCAGATCCGGTCATCTGCAGAGAAGGGCTCAGCAGAGACACAACACCCACAGCGTCCCGATGGAAGATCAGGCCGCGGCACTTGGAGAGATCCTGTGCATAGTCGGTGTTGTAATCACCAGGCACCAGCGTGTAGGAAGGCTGAACAACGTGGTTGCTGGAATACAGAGGAATGCCAGCAATTCGTGCAGTCTCGCCTTGGGCGATCGTGCCGTTGCCACCGCCACCGTTGAAGTCAACGTTGATGGCGCGGGATGACTGGGTGATTGAGTAATAGTCGTCCGGCGAGAACACGGCATACATGTTGTCGATCGGAACGTCCTTCTCTTCAAATGCCACACGGGCAGAGAAGATCGCCTCAACCAGTTCGTCACCTCGGGTCTGACGGGCTTGAGCGTCAAAGGTGGCTTTGTCTTTGCCCAGGTCAACCTTTTGACCAACGCGACCATCGTTGAGAGTCTTGGCCAGGGGCTCAGTGGTGTTGCTGGCAGCCGCAAAAATCATGCGGGCAACACGCTTGTCGTACTCATAAGCGAGTGAACGACCCAGCTCCTTGGTGTAGATCTGGCGGATGTCGTAGTAGTTCATCAACTCATCTACCTGGTAGATCGCAGCGTCTGCGACCATCAAGGCATCGAGTTCGATGACACGCTCATTCAGGTCAGAAGGATCGTTGCCCTGACCTAAAATTTGTGTGCCGGGCTGGTGGTACCGCGCCTCCATTTTGCCCGTGATCGGGAAGGCAACTGACTTGCCTCCACGGATGTTGCGTTCACGGGTTTTGCCCTTGAACACACAGTTAGTCATGAACGCATCCAGAACCTCGGCAGAGCCGAGCTTCAGGAACATGGCGCGGTCTTTATCTAGACCAGTAGGACCAGCACCCCAAGTAGCGGCATCGCCTTTGATTTGGCCTAGCCGTTGGAGTGCTACATCAGGAGGAGTAGCCATTTTTCAAAAAAAGAAGGTGATCAGTTTTTGACTGCCCATTCCTCCCTGGCCGTAAGTTGTCCTTTCGGGCTTACCCAGTTCTGGTTGCTGTCTCTTAAATCTTATTAGAAGACATCAGAAGCGGCCAATATCATCTGCACCTTGTTTCTGTACGCCTCATCCACGTCGTACATCCGCTGACCGCGATCATTCCGCTTGTTCATTGCATCCAGCACTTGCTGCTGACTTTCAAAGCGAACTGTCGTGTCTGTTGGTGATCCGCCCCCGTAGAGCTGTGGCTCAACGACAGCATCATTTGATCCCTGACGTGCCTGCATTGCTTTCAGTGCCCAGCTAATTGCATCCTTGTTGCCTGAATCGACAACAGCGTTGTAGTTCGCCAGCTCTTCCTTGCTGAGGTTGGACTTGGCCCAGCCACTCAGCTGGTTAAAAGCGTCCTGGCCGCCGACGGAGTCCATCAATGACGAGGCATCGGCATCAGAAAGGCCTCCTGCCTCTGTCGCCTCACCGGCCTGGGCCTTGGAGACGTAGTTCTCCACCACCTGCTGAGGGACATTGAATGTCTCAGCCAACGTGCCGTAGTGCTCGCTGATGTCTTCGCCGCTATCGGCGCGATACATCAGGTTCGCCAGATCGACACCCTTCCCTGCAAGCGTCTCGACAGCTTCCTGGCCATAAACCTCAACCGCCTGCTCAGCGGAGTAGCCCTCAGTCTCAACTGGAGCAGCTTCAGGCTCGCTATCAGGGCTGCTGTCGGGCTGGCTTCCCTGTTCGCCCATCTTGCGTTGGAGTTCCGCATAAGCCTTCGCCAACTCCTGAGGGCTCTTGAACTTGCCGAGGATCGCCTCTTCGTTTTGGGCTTCTTCCTGCTCACGGGCAAAAGCTTCGACAAGGTTTTCCTGACCAGGGCCGACCATTCCGCCCTTTTCGGTTTCGCCTTGAGTCAGCTGTGGGCTGGTATCAGGCTGTGAACCCTCAACAAATGCTTGCGGAGAGTTCTCGTAGGGAGTTGCGACTTCAGGGCTCATTGTTGTTCAGGTGCAGGTTCGTTCATGCCAGCGACAGTTGATGCCGCATCAGCCAGGTTTTTGGGGTCAGTCAGTTTTGACTGGAGCAATGCTTGTTGTTGCGCTTGTTGTTGCGCAGCTTGTTGTTCTTGGGCGAGTTCCTCTTCAGTCTTAATTAGACCGACAGTGTCAATGCCCATCGAATACGCCAAGCGCTTAATCAGTTCGGATGGCTTCAAATAGGTCGCCATTCCTTCTGGTCCCATTGTTTGGCCAAGGGTCGTCGTGAACCTAACCAGCTGCTCCAAGTCATTGCCACGTCCGACTGCTGCCAAGCCAACAGTCATCACTGGTTTCACCAGCTCCTTCGGAAGCTTTGGCACCTTCTTCTCACGCTGCAAAATGTCCAGCTTCCGGGCGACATAAGGCACCTGGAATTCGCTGGTCAGGATGCTGTAGATCGAGCCCAATGAGTTCTCGATTTGCAGCGCTTGGAGGCGAACCTCTTCCGCTGTAGTGCGTTCAGAGTCCCGGACGTCAGCAAGCATGAAAGCCTGTGACAGCCTGGCTTCGATCTGCTGCTTTCCTTGCATTGCCACCTGCAGATCGGTGCTCTTCTGCACCTGCAGGGCCTGCACATCATTGGGATCGCCAGTCACAAACGAACCGTTCGGACTGTTGGCCAGATTGGCGGCCTTGGTGACACCTGATGGCTTCACCAGGAACAGCACTTTGCTGCTGGCAAGGCTGCCCTCAGCGATGGCCTGACATAGCGCTTCAACGGTCTGGAGATCTGCCAATGCAGCGCTCTCGACGTAGCTGATTCCGTACTGCTGGCCATCGCTACGAGTCATCCGCAGCGGCAGCCAAGGACTCACGTCTTCCGGTGCCCGACCTTCAGAACCAGGGATGACCTTGTTGTTCACCTCCTGATGCCATTTCACCGTTCCCTTTTTGCCCTGGCTGTTCCGCTCCCAGGTCACATAGGTGTAGATCCGAACGGTGTCGCCTGAATCTTTGCGGGGAACAGGCTGAACGATGTCATCGATAATCCCGCTAGTGATGTCATCGTCGTCATCCTTGGCCCGCACCATGTCCTGCACCTTTTGAGGCAAGGTGCTGATGGCCAGCTGCTCGCAGGTGATCACCTCCAGGGGGTTACCCATGGGGTCCCGCTGGCAGACATAGCGGTTGAGGTGAAAACACCGCAGCCCCTCAGGCGCGATGTAGAGCAACGCGTTGCCACCAACGATCAGATGCAACAACGCCTCGTGGAACACCACCCGGTCGTTGCTTGCCTCGATCTCTCGCAGAACCTGACGCTCGATCTGGCTTAACGCCGCCTCGAAGTCAGACTTCTGCTCAGTGCTAACGCCCTGGGCATTCAGCTCGGCTTCATCCAGCGAGAAGCGAAAGAACTGCTGCGTCGGGGGCAGCAACGCCAACAACATGCGGCTAGCAAGGTTCAGGCAACCCCTGGCGCCGATACCGTTCCATGGCACCGGATAAGTCTCCTTGGTGTCAGGAACAGGCTCGTTGCTCTGCGGAATCAGATACGGAATCGTCAGCCGAGCGCAAGCCCGACCCCTACTCAGGTAGTAATCCCTGTCAGATTGCAGGTCTTCATAGCGTTGCGCTGCGGTCTGTTTCATCAGATTGAGAGATTGAAGCCACGGGTTGAAGCAGATCCGCGTGCAACACCAGCAGATGTTGAACCAGAACCCCTACGGCCTTGAGCGCGAGGTGTTTGCTGAGCAGTAGGTGCAGGTGGTTGCACCTGGCCAAGAATTCGCAGCGATGTGGCTGCAGCACCACTGGCTCGCTTGATACCCATCACCTTGCCCATGTTTGCCGCCTTCATGTCCGCAAGCTTTTGGTCCTGCTGACCCCGCAAGGTGGCAACTTGCTGGTTCTGTTCAGCCATCAAAGCCGCTTGCTGCGACTCAAGACGGTTTCTCCTTAGCTGTTGCTCACGAGCAATCTGTTCTTGCTCCCTGGCGAGCTTATCCAGCTCTCTTTGCCGCCTTTCGGCCTTCTTCTCCTTCTTCTTGGCCTTCTTTTCGGCCTTTCTCTTTTTGCTAGCGCCGCTGCACATGATCAGATACCAAGGTTGAGGCCAGAACCAGTACCGCTGGACGTGCCGGCGGTGCTGATCTTGAGGTTGGCTTTCGGCTTCTTCTTCTTCTCGATGACAGCCGTTGTTTGAGCTTGTTCAGGCTCTGACTGGGTTGCAGTAACTGACAAGGCACTCGCTTGTTGAGCGGCACCAGCCGATGCAGCCTCTGCTTCTGCAGCCATGGCAGCTTCTTCAGTTGCAGTCAGATCTGCTGCGTACTGTTCTTCTAATGCCAAGGTCTGAGCATTGGCTTCATCAATTTGAGCCTGCAGTTGCGACTGGAATTCGCTCTGCTGCGTTGCAATCTGCTGCTCATATTGAGCCAGCGATTCTTCCTGACGCCTGATGTCATCCTTGGAAGGGCCTTTGTACTTGACGTTTGGTGCTTTAGGACCGCCGAAACACATGGTTTTGCTCCTATGGAGAGGTGATGTTCAAGCCAGTCCCCTGGCCGGAGGAAGATGCGACTTTTTTGCCAATCCTCAAAGAGGATTTGCCCTTCCGGGACGAGATCCTGCGATCTCTGGCGCCAATAACTGGAGCCTGCGCAGTTGGCTCCGGAGGTGGAGTCCCCACCAAAACTGACAACCGTCTTGCCTCTTCTTCGAGCTTGTCCTGATCCTTTGCCTTCTGCACTTGGGCATCACGGATCTTTTCTCGTACTGCCGTCTGCTGCTTCAGGGACGCATTCAGCTGACCCTGCATCGCCTTGGATTGATTATCCATTTGCGATTCAATCGCATCCTTCTGCAGCTGAAACTGCTTGTCGTATGCGTTGTAGTCGGGCTTCGTGATCGTCCCGGCACTGCCACCGCCAAAACACATCAGTTGTGGCCTCCTAATTCCATGGTGGTGCGCAGATCCTCTTGCTGCTCCGCAAGCTTGTGAGCAAGCCACTTCACAACAGACACCTGGCCAGCACGCCACATGATCTCCTTGTCACTCCAGTCAAATGACGGAGCGACATCAGGGAATTCGGCTGCAAGCGCTGCCACTAGCCGCTCATCAATGGGTGGCAAGTAAGGCACTCTGCGAGATCGTAGACATAGGAACTTTATCTACCTTGGGTTCAGAAGCCCAGTCATGCCATGAGTGATGATCTCGACAAGCTCAGCCAGATCCACAGCCTCGTAATTGATCAAGTCCTGGAAGATCTCCAGAACGGTGATCGCAAAGCACGACAAGAGGCCATGGCACTGCTGAAAAACAGCAATGTCACCGCTGTCGCTGCTGAGGGCTCCACCCTGAAGAAACTGGCCGGCAAGCTCGACTTCTCTGAGATGGATGACAAGGTCGTCCCGCTCAGACAGTCAGCTGTTTGACGCCTCCATAAGAGCCATGACCAGACAAGTTCGGGCGCCATCCCAGCGCGAGGGAATCAATGGCGCCTACTTGCTCTGATTGCCAGGCTTCCATGTCTTCGGCCTGCATCTGGGCGGCACGATCCGCCTGGGCCCGCATCTGGTCCTGGGCGGCTGCTTCAACGAAATAGGCAAGGGCAATGGCCAGTGCATCAGCACGGTCATCGTGATCAAGACAGCCCTTTTCGGCAGTGAGGCGGCTCAGCTGCCACGCCAATGACCGCGAATAGCCGTGCTCTGGGTCTTCATCGAGCAACCGGTAGTCGTTCTTCAGCACACGCGACAGAATCGCTAGGCGATGCTGCTGAATGATCGGGCCGAGGGTGTCGCAAAGGCGATGCTCCTTCCGAATGCTGTGCTTCACCTCCTCAATCGTCACCGGATGGTGCCGGAGTAGGTGCGGCTTGAGCAATGCAGAGAACATGCCATCGCCCATGTTCGCTTCAGCGATCACATAGTTCACATTCCACTTCTTGGCGGTCTTGGCCAGGTGCTCCAGGACGGTGTCCTCGTAACCAAGCGTGGAACCACCTGATTCCAAAAGCGTGAAGTTGCCCCCATACTCCGCCAATACACACCAGGCCAATTCATCTCGGCCGCGGCCTGCAGGGTCAACGCTCATGACGACACGAGCATCCTTCCGTTCGATCCAGCCATTGATAAATGCCGGCTTATGCCAATGCCGGTCGGCACCCATGCCCACGCAAACAAGGTCTTGAAGCCGATAATCCGGCCCGTTCGACCACACGACGGTTTCCGGCAAGGCCGAGCCATCGATGTCGAGGACGACAATGTCACCCAGGCGTACTGGGAAGCGATCCAGCGTGGCAAGCCGCGTATTGAGCAGGAACTGCAGCTCGAAGCTTGCCTTCGTCATCGACGCCTGACGCTGCAGGATGTCCTCATGACTGAAGCGTTCGGGATCCGTTGGTTCGCCGACTAGACCAGGCTCCAGGGCCAGCTCTTGCTCGATGCCTGGATCGAGATTGCCCTCATACGGTTCGAGATCCTTGGGATAGCAGGCAGGCCAGTAGCGGCTCTTGTATCCCCGTTCTCGAACCAGTCTCAGATAGATACTGGTTTCTGTATGTGGCGTGCCCAGGTACAGAATCTTCCTTGGCAGGAGCTGCCCTTCATCGGGCTTGATGATCGACTCCATCTCCGTGACGGCGTGCGCCACCCGCTCCTGCTTCAGCTGGGTGATGACGTTGGAGAGCGTTTCCACGTCGTCGAGGATTGCGCAAGTACAGCGCTGTCCAGTGGTCTGTGCCGTAACGCCCAAAGCTCGTACGGATGGGCTCTGTTCAACAGTGCAAGGCCCAACATCAAAGGCGACATTGCTGAATCTGTTCTCTGGCCCAGGCAGCAGACACTGCAAGATGTCGACTTCAGCCATAGTCCGCAGCAAGAACTGCGTGAAGTCCGTGGACTTGATGGCAGTGGCCGAAACCACCAGGATTTTTTCCTCAGGATCCATCCTGAGGCGCCATAGGGCGTAATACGACGCCAACAGGCTTTTGCCTAACCCACGAAACGCAACCGTCAAGGTCCGATCCGGCCCGTTTTGCATCCAATCAGCGACCGCAACCTGCTGTTTGGTTGGTGTCGACGCCAGACCCTGCTCCCTGAGCAGATAGCAGACGAAATTTGGGAAACTATGCAGCGCTTCCGGCAGTGGTTCCCACATCTGCTGCATTAAAACGACCCCAAGGCAGCAGTTCTGATGGCATTACGGAGCTGTGGCTCCTTCTCATCCACCAGGTGATAGGACGACACCAGGCACCATTCGGTGATGCCGTCCTCTGTCAGGGAGACGCGCAGCATCTC